GTTGCGAGTATCCTCCTGAGGCTACTCGTTGGCTTTGCCCACAATGCGGATATAAAGATTCTTGTTGCGAGGGTGAACCAAGGAAGATGAGGGATTATGACAACAACTAACGATGCAATGTTTGAAGCATTGTCAGTTGCGTATCCTGATTCTGGTCAAACTTTGGGTGACTTGCTGTATGCTTTCTGGTCTGAGAAGGGCTTGGAGTATCGTGGGACGCTGGCTTACCAGTTCTTCAAGGATGAGGGTGCGGTAGGTGAGACTCTTGGCGATTTGTTCAATAGTTACTTTGTGGATGTGTACCCAATTCAGTTTGATATTGAGAACTTTGATATAGGTGATTTTGACGAGTGGTTAGAATTAGAGATATTTGACCGTTATGATACGGTTGAGCAAACATTATTTTCCCTTTAGGGAACGAAAGGTTATATAGATATGGCAACATTTACTAAACTAGCATTACAACCAGCAGGCACCACAGGTGACGGTCTGGGTATTACCGTTGTTGCTACGGCAACAGCAGGCACAGCAATTCACACTGCATCAGCAACAGCAACAACGATTGATGAGTTGTGGTTGTATGCGGTAAACACTGATACATCGGCACGAACACTAACTATTGAATTTGGTGGTGTTTCGGTGACAAAGGACATTATCCAGCAAAGTATTGCTGCTTCTCCTTCTGGGCTTGTTCTTGTTTGTGCTGGTCTTGTTGTTCAGGGTAATGCAACCCAAAAGGTTATTCGTGCGTTTGCTTCTGCTGCAAGCAAGATTGAGATTTTTGGTTTTGTAAACAGAATTACGGCGTAACTATGACTAGGTACGCACAGCGCACACTTATACAGCAAGGTTCGGTTGCTAACTGGGGTAAGGCTGCACCTACTGGTATTGGTGTTGTTGGTGGCTATGGTGTTGCCACAGGTGGCACAAGTTCACCTATCACGGTAAGCACAGTCAACTACACAATGCTCACATTTTCGGCAAGCGCAACCTTGACGGTCACAACTGCTGGTCTATTTGATGTCTTGATGGTTGGTGGTGGAGGTGCAGGTGGCGGAAACGGTGGGTCAGGTGGCGGTTCAGGTGGTGGTGCAGGTGGACTCGTAACCGCAACTATTTACTTAGACGCAACAACCTATTCTGTTGCTGTTGGTGCGTTAGCAGTTTGGGCTGGTGGTGCTAGTGGCATAGCAGGTTCAAGTTCTATTGGTTCTACAACTATTGGTGCGTTGGTTGCCCCTGTTGCTTTAGGTGGCAACGGATACTCAGGTGGCGCAACGGATACAGGGGCACTGCGAAATTGGGGCTTGTATCCTTCTGGCACATCTGCTAACACAACCACCGTGTCTTCTCAAACAAACAACGGTGGAGCAGGTTCAGGTACAAACGGTGCAGGAGGAGGAGGAGGAGCAGGAGGAGCAGGAACGGCAGGTGTGGGTTCTGCTGGTGGTGCAGGTGGAGCAGGATTTGATGCGTCTGCGTGGCGTGGCGAAGTTGCTTTGACAACACGATATGCCGCAGGTGGTGGAGGAGGAGCAACAACTACTGGTGGGGCAGGTGGCGCAGGTGGAGGAGGAGCAGGTTCAAGTAGTGGTGTTGGCTCGGCATCAACGACAGCAGGTTCAGGTGGTGGTGGCTCGAACAGTGGTGGTGCTACTGCTGGCGGTAACGGCTCTAACGGAATTGTCTTGATTAGGTTCAAGATATGAAATATGCAGCAGAAATCAGCACAGGAGTAGTGACGCAAGTTATTGTTGGCGACTCTGTTTGGGCTAACAACAATCTTGACGGTGAGTGGACTGATTGTTCAGGTGCAGACATACCAACAGCGTGTATCGGTTACACTTGGAACGGCACAGATTTTGTTGCGCCAGTAGTTGAGCCTGAATAATGTGGCTCGCACTTCTCGTTGGCTGATATTTGCTCCTGTCGCAATACTCGCACTGTTCGCACCATCCGCTAACGCTGAACCGATAGCAGGACTACAAACCACTTATTACGCAATAGATACCGTACCTCCCACACGGTCAGACAACATCTATACCGTTTGCGGTAGTGAAGTGGAAAACAACATCAACCGTTCCTACAACGGTGAACCCTTTCAGGATTGCACTGTTGATTTGTTTATGGTTCACATGACAGGGTTTATAGAAATTCCTGAACATAACACCATAGAGTTTTGGTTAGCATCGGACGATGGTGGCATAATTAATATTGATGGTAATGAGTGGGGTAACTGGTGGGACCAAGGTTGCACTTGGATGGAATCAGGTCCCCTAGACATTAGTGCAGGCAGCCAACCACTAGACTTTTGGATGTACGAGAACGGCGGCTCATCATGCATACTTTTGGCGTGGAACATTGACAACACTGGTTGGTCAATTGTTCCTGACGAAGCGTTTACAACTACTTATATGGAGACAACGACTACAACATGGGAATCTACCACAACATCCACGACCCTAGTGATGACCACTTCTACTATTGCACCATCTACGACTGTGCCTGTGATAAGCCAACCGACTTTTACGACACTTCAAACAATTTCCACATACCTGCCAGAGCCGACAATGCCAGAACCGCCAGCAACGGTTCCTCTACCACAAATAGAGCCACCAGCCATGCCAGAGATACCACCCCTCGTACTACCAGAGATTGAAACATATCCACCAGAAACATTAGAACTACCTCCTGACACTTACCCTACTATTGAGCCACCGCAAACGCTACCGTTTGTCGGTGAACTGCCAGAACCACCTGACACAATTATGTTACCACCTGACATTATGCCTGAGCCTCCTGACACAATGCCTGAACCACCTGCGATGCTGCCAATTGATTTAATTCCAGAATTGCCACCTGAACTTGTCCAAGCCCTAGAGGATGCCACTCAGGATGTGTCTTTGACGGATGAACAGTTTGACTTGGTTGTGGAATCTATTGCCGACTTAGAACCAGAGGAAGTAGTAGCACTGATTGAGCAAATTCTTACTACCGCAGTAACACCAGACCAAGCAACAGAATTGGCATCCAACCCAGATGTGCTTGCTGTTGTTACTTCGGAACAGGCAGAAGAAATTTTTGCCACTATTGATGTAACCGAATTAGATAACACTCAACTGGATGCTTTGATTGAAGCAGTTCAGTCCGCCCCTATGGGCGTGCGTAAGGCATTTGAAAAGACCATAAACATCTTTGATGATGGTTTGGGTGATTATGTCCCTACTGGTTCTAATGTCCCCGTACACAGCCGTAGGACGCTTATAGCGGTGGCTGCTGGGGCTGCCACCGTTGCTGCAGGTCAACGAAGGAACAAATAGTTTATAGTATGAAGAAGATTGTATCCGAAATTCATGGTTTAACTTGGACATTGGCTGGAACTGGTATGGTTCTGATTACTTTGTCGGGTTCAACTAGGCGTTTTGGTATACAGATAACATTGGTAGCCATCATAGTTCATATGGTTGGCGCAATTTTGGGAGATAAAAATGAATAACCGTAATCAGTCAGTTGACCAAACCGCTAAAGGTGGCGTTCTTGGTATTGTGGTCTATTTGTGTGTAAAATATAATGTTGACCCTGCGTTGACTGCTATGGCTATGCCTTTGGTTGCCGCAGGACTGTCATGGGCATCTACCAAAATTGGTGACCCAACAGTTGCATCGTTCATTGGCTCTAAGGCTTCTCAAGGTAAGCCGTTGACTGTTAAGAAAGCAGCCAAGAAGGCTGCCAAATAGTGGTTAAGAAGAAGTCACCTATAGATTTTGGTGATATTTGGAATGGTGACAACGAATCTAAGCGTAAGGCTAATGCCGTCCTAGAAAAGATGGGCATGCCTTCTGATTATAAATTGCAGTATATTGCTGAAAAAGATATGAAGGGTCAATACCTTAAAGGAAAGAGGAAAAAGTAATGGCTGCTAAAAAGCGTAAACCTGCTATAGATATGGGAAATCGCACTCAATACGATTATGCGGGTCAGGATGATAGCGGTGGTGTTTATGAAACACCAAGCAATACAGGTTTTGGTAAAACTAAAAGTTATTATAGAAACACTCGTGAAGTTATGCCAAAACAAATGCCCCGATATGATTTACCAATAACTTACACAGCATTGCAATCAAAATTGGCTAAGGCTGCTAAGGCTAAAAAGAAGAAAAAATAGTTGAAACTATTTATAACACCATTCAAACCCTGCAAACATCTAAAGGGCAAAAAGCCTAGTGATGTGACCTCTGCCATCTTGCGTAAAGTAGTCAAGGGTGGGTCTTTGGAGTTGTGTGCTGCTGACGCTTGGGAGGCTATGGAGGCTTCAGCAAAATTGGATGGTATAGATTTGGCTCCGACCAGTGTTGGGGACATGTTTCGCAGTATAGCCCAACAAAAGGCTGGGTTTATGCAACGCTACCAGACCGATGAAATTGCTAATGCGTCTACACGAACCTATAATGGTGTTAAGTATTATTTGAAACCTAAAAATGCGCCGTTGGCTGCACCGAACGATGATGCTAAAACATGTTCTAAACATATGTTGGGTGTTGCTGTTGATGTTGCAAGTTCTAATGGTGCTAGACTAGAATGGATGTTTAATAATGTTGCTAAATTTGGTTGGTCTTGGGAAGTTGTACCCGATGAACCTTGGCATCTTCGTTATGTTGCTGGGGATAATATTCCTGAAGCAGTAACAGCATGGTTGCAAACTAAGTAATATATTGTCTATGGACGGCTGATGTTGTCTGGAATAGAGTTATATGAAGAAACTTTTGATAGTCGCTATTTTGTGTTATTCTTTGTTAGGTGGGACTGTTGTCCACGCTAAGAAACCGATGGATTTGATGTGTGAGAATCGTGAGAACATTATTCGGTTTGTTTCCGAGGACCGTAAAATGATGTTACAGGTTGATTACATTATGCACCGTGAATCACGGTGCAGAGAACTGGCTTTCAACCCGAAGGACCCTAATGGTGGGTCTTATGGGTTGTTTCAAATTAATGGATATTGGTGTCAACCGTCAAAGTATTCTAAGTTGGGTTGGTTGCAGGAGAAAAAGGTTTTGAAAACTTGTACTGATTTGTGGAACCCAATCATAAATGCTAAAGCGTTTATGGTTATGTATGATTATGCTGGTTGGCAACCTTGGGGTGGCAAACCTTGGATTTAAATGCTCTGTTAAATGAGAAAGAGTGGCGTTTGTGTCGTGGACCAGAAAACGCTACAATAGATGAACAGTTGGCTGCTTTTAAATATTTTTGTGGAAACTACTGGTCTATTAAACATCCTGAAAAAGGGCGCATCCAGTTTGAGTTGCGTGAAGCACAAATGGAAACTATGCGTGCATGGATGACCGAACGCTACAGTATCGTTTTAAAGGCTCGTCAGATTGGGTTTTCTACTTTGGCTAGTGCATACTCGTTTTGGCTAGTGTTTTTTCGTCCAGACCGTTTTGTTGTCATGTTGTCCCGTACTGAGCGTGAGTCTGTAAAGTTGTTGGCTAAAAGTAAGTATGGTTTCAAGTTTATTCCGCAATGGATGAAAGAGCGTGGACCCCAACAAACAACTGACCATCAACTTAAAATGATGTTTGATAACGAGTCTGCTATTGAGTCATTACCTTCTGG